CGATACCAAGGCATACTCGGTTGAGCATATCTCCATTGATGCCATTTAGGTACTAAACAGATAGTTTTGACACCTAATGCAGCTGAACAGTGTAATGCTGTGGTATTCACACCAATAACTGCATCGAGTTCAGCAATAAGTGCTGCAGTATCATCATAATCAGATGATTGGGTAGCAAATGGAAAATACTTTACCCCATCTATCTTCTCATCGACTACGTAATCTAATGAAATTAAAATTAAGTCATCACGACTCAATAATGATTGTATATCATCTTTTGTAAGTTTTCTACCTTTTTCATTGGTTCTTTTACTACCACCATGTGTAGTAATTCCAATAACTTTTTTACCCCATGAATCAAATAGACTGCGCCACATTTGTCTTCTTTCAGGGTCTGCAACAAGATAGGTCTCACGAGGAAAGTCTTTAGAGTCATGTCTAAAGAACTCCGGTAATCCACCGATTGCACAACGATGGTCAAATTTCTTATCTATTAACCATTCAGGATGTTCATCTCTGCGTGTTCCATGCACTTCTGCTAATGGAAAGCTACGTTTAAATAAACCTTCTAGCTTTGGGTCACAATCAATATAGACTTTGTTGCTAATTGCAATCGCATCAGATAAGCAGTTAGCATAGAATATTTCATCGCCTAAACCTTGTTCACCATAAATGATAATGTTTTTACCTGCTTGGCCATCCCAACGGCTTTCATCACCATAATGCCATTCTTTTCTAAACTTACTACCGAGTGATAGTCCCCATTGTTTCCAACCTTCTTTCCATTTACCTTGTGCTAAATAAGCATGAGCAAGGTTCATGTTAGCGTTCTGGTCATTAGGGTCAGCTTGTAATGCTAGGTTGCAGACATCCTCTGCATTTTTCCATTCTGATATTTGCACAAAACTAGCTGCTGCATTACTGTAAGCTAATGTGTATGTAGGGTCTAATTCTGCTGACTTTAGAAAACATTTAATGGCATCTTCAAACTTATCTAATTCATGGTATGCACGACCTAATGATGTCCATAATGCTTTGTTGCCTGGACTCTCTTGTAATGCACGTCTGAAGTATTGATAAGCTAATGCTGGTTGGTCACCCATTAAATGAATGTAACCCATAAAGTTTAGAGTTGCATCATTATCAGGATAATGTTCTAAAGCTGTATTAATTAACGGAAGAGCATTTGTGTAATCTTCTCGATTAACTAAATCATGTATTGCTAATTGTATTCTTTGTAATTCTTTTCTATCCATGCTTCTTTGTAGTCGTCTTTAACCAAGGATAGTTTGTATTTATTTCTTTGAGTAATTCTTTTGTTTGGTCTTTATTATAAATGTCTATGCCTTTTTGTTTTAACTGCATCTCAATGACTGGTGGGATACTTGCATAGTGTACCCATGATTCTTTAACACCTTTTGCCCATACATCTGGATTGTTCTGTGCTTCTTTTAACTTCTCCACAAGTGGTGTAAAGTCTTGCACATTATGTATCATGTGAATGTCATTAACAGGGTCGTAATCGTAATATTGCGTAACACCTGTGATTGGGTCTTTATCAAATAATATTGCCATAATAAAAATAGAGGGATATTTCTATCCCCCTATTATAAATCAATGTTGATTAAACACCAACACCTTGTACTTTAGCATGAGCATCTGGGTTATTAACCACTAATGCGTATTCTGCTGTCATCAAGTACTTAGTAGAGTCACCAGTTTTAGCTAGTTCTTCTTTTGTGATTGGACGTAATGATGCTACACCAACGTATTGTGGGTCTAAGCATAATACAGCTTCGTCACGCATGAATCTGTCTAATTTAACTGTGTGATTACCATAGTCTGAAACATAAACGTCAGCAGCGGCAGTAATGATAGCTTCTGAAGTACCATTGACCATGTGACGTTTTTCAGCGATACCAGCAAATGCTGAGAATAGCTTTTTGTTTTTAGAAGACATAAGAATAGTTGTTGGTTCACCACCATCTACCCATGCTGCCTCTAATGCTGATTTTAAATCTGCTTCAATGAAAGTACCTGCTGTACCATCTGTTGGAGCTGCTACAACGCCAGCTGCAAAGCCAGGTGTAGTTGCTGTAGATGCTGCAGTAGATTTAATGCTGTTACCAGCAATCCATGACTCGATACCTGCTGAAGAACGAGCTGTACCTGCGCCACCTGCTGATGATGCTTGGTTACGTACTAAAGCAAATTCCATGTCACGTTTAAGTTCTTTACCAGCTTTCATTAACTGATAAGCAACTTCTGATTTACGACCATACTTTTTAACAACATCGTATGTATTAGAGATGTTTACAGTTTTACGTGAAATCTGTGTGTAGTTACCTAATACAGTTGTTGCTGCTAATGTAGCGTATGATGCGTCATCACCTTCAAGCTGAGCGTTAGTTGCTGCTGCAGCTAATACGTCTGTTTGCCATTGGTGATATGTTTGTGCTGCTGTTGATTTTTTAGCCATTGATAACAATGGTGTGTCTTCTGGAGATATATCGTAAATAATATCTTCAAAATCTTCTGCTATACCTGCACCGGTATAACTATTGGTTGCTGAAACTGCCATGATTAAAACTCCTTAAATCATTTGTTCGATTAATTTAGACGCTAATTCAGAACTACCAGACCTACGTAATTGCTCACGTATTTTCTTGGCATTAGAATTAACAGATGTTTTTGGGTCTTTTGTTCCTGGCTTCACAACAGGTTTGGCACTTGCGACCTTCTTCTTCACTACAGGATTCTTACTCTTAAGTTTGCGCCATTGCATAGCATCATACAAAACTTTAACGTGTCTAGGGTCAACGATAGCGTTCAACTCATCATCAGTAAATCCATATTCTTTACCAGTAGTAACAACTTCTTGGGTGGTCTCTGGACTCCAATTAGGTATTTCTTTGGCTAGAACTTCTTTACCTTGTTTGATGCGTTCAGCTAATGCTGACTGGTGTTTTGTTAATGCTTCTTGCCTCTTGGCTTCAAACTGTGAAACGAGATTGTTACGTTCTTGCTGTAACTGATTGTATGCCATGTAATGCTTTTGTGCCTCCACGAAGTCACTATCAGTCAATTTCTGCCAATCCACGTTAGCATATTGGCTTAATTGTTGGTCTAGGCTCGTGATTTTTGCTACATCTTCAATCAACAAACTATTAAGTTGTTGTTGCTCCATAAACTGTTGTTCTTGTGCTTTTAACTGCTCTTGCATAGTTTCAACAGCTTTACGTTGCTCTGCAACTTCTTGTGTTTTCTTTGTGTAGTCAAGTCCTTGTTGGGCTAATGCCACGATTTCGTCAAGTGGTTTCTCGATTTCTTCACCATTAACTTTCAACTTAACAGATTGTATAGGTTGTTCCTCATCGGATTCCTCTTCCTCTACTTCGTCTTCTGTTTCTGGTTCTTCGTCTTCGGATTCTTCTACAATTTCTTCGTCATCTTCTGACTCATCTACTGTATCTTCTTCCTCAACCTCTTGTGGTTCTTCTTGAATAGGCTCTTGTACTGCTTCTTCTTGAATATCACCAAGCATCGCTTCTAAGCGACTCTGTGGTGACTGCTCTATAGCTTGGTCACTCATTTTACTTCCTTCTTCTAGTTAAAAAACTATTTTACGTTATCATTAACTTGTATCTTAGCCATCTTGCCTGTTTGCATGATGTCTGTTAATGCACGTTCTATTTGGTTTAATGTCTGTAGAGCAATGACTAATCTGTTATGGGTTACTTCATCACCCAATGGAGATGTTTGCATTGCTTCTATAATATTAGATTTAACTTTGGTAAAGGCTTCCTGATACACTTTGCTACCTAGTATCTTTTCTGCCTCACCGCCTTTAGTTATTTCTTCGTATGCTTTATCTTTCATTACATTCCTACTTGAGCTTTAATTTGTGCAATCGCTAAATCTGTTTCTGCTTTTAATTGTGCTTTAAAGCGTTCTAGTTCAGCTTGTGCTGCAATCTTCTCACGTTCAATGATAACGTCATTCTCTGAACGGAGTTGCTCTTGTTGTAAGTTAGCTTGTGCTTTCTGTTGAGCAATAGCCATATCACCTTGTGCTTTAGCTTGTTCAATCGCTAACTGACCTTGGATTAATGTATCCTGTGGATTAGGTTGTTTCTGTTGCATACCTTGTGGCATATTAGCCGGGTTAGTCCAAAACTCATCAGGGTTTTTAAAGCCAGCGTTTTGTGTCAGTTTAGCCAATGCGTTGTAAATCTTTTCAGGATTAGTTAAACCAACCTGTAATGCTTTCTCTTGTAATTGTAAGATAGCATTGATGTGCATCAGTTGTTGGTCTTTGTTACCTGCGCCTAAGCCTACAGAGATAGATAAGTCTTTACGATTCTTCCATTCTCTTGGGTCAATGTTTACCCATTTGTTTCTAATACGAACAATGTCAGGCTTGGTTACATTTTTTCTGATTAAACGATGCACTAACATAAATAAGTCTTTAACACCGGTTTCTGCAAATGTTCTAGCCACTAACTCTAAACGTTGTTGAGCAGCAGACATGATTTGTTGCACACCTGTTGCAGTTTTATTTAAGCTATTGCTATCTAAACCTTGGTTGTAAGCAGTAATGCCTGTGCGCTTCTCTTTCATGTTGTCCATGTACTCAACCATACTAAATGAGGTTGGTGGGAATGGAGCGTGTTGTAATGGCATGATAGATGCGCCTGGTTCACCTTGTACTCGAACAATACCACCTGGTCTTGAGGTGAGCATATCATCTAGGTTTACTCTATCAGAGATAGCGTAACGACCATTGTTAGATAAATACATATTATCTAATTGACCACGGATAAGTGTAGACTTAATCATTTGTATATCACGAGTTAAGTCTGTATAAGAGCGACCAATGTGTCTGTGTGGCATGAGCATGGGAGAGATGCAAGCAAAAGGCACATTGTCGCATGATTCGTCTTTATAAATGATACGATTACCTACTAATACATAACGATGACGTTCACCATCTAGTTTGAGGTATGTATCACGAACTAATATGTCTGTAGTGTCTACGGCTCTATCATATTGTTCTGAGTAAATATCACGAGCATTAGATTCAATTTCAAACTCATCTTGTTCTGCCATAATGGTATTTAATTCATCTTCGTCTACATCAAATATCTCTGCTACTTCTGATGGTGACATAAGTTCACGATGTTGAACAAAACGTGCTGTATTTAAATCTACACCGCTACAATCTACAGAAACCATAATGTTTTCAGGTGCTACGTTTTTAATCTTAATCTCACCTGTCATCTCTTTAACACGAATCTTAACATTGTGTAACATGGGTTGCATAAATGCTTGTGCAGATTCTTGCTCAATGCTAATTGTTCCATCATCACGCTCAACTTGTGGTGGTGTCACCATTTGTGGAGTGATTGGCATAGGTGTTACAGATGGGTCAGGATATGTTTCATGCTCTAGTATTTCTACATTATCATCTGATGCCAACATATCTAATTGTGCATCAGTTAGACCTTCATACTCTTCTTCTTCTGCTTCTTCGTATTCTTCGTGATAAACCTTAACATATCCGTTTTTAGAGAGTAGTGCATCTTTAAACCATACGTAGAATATCTCAAACCCATTGTTCTTTTCCATCACAATGTGGTTTACATAGTCTGTTTCTTGTTCAGCAGCAGCTTGGTCTTCTGGGCCTTTTGGTTCAAATGCTACAACTTCATCACCGGATACAAATGGTTTTAGTAACTGTGGTAATGCAGATTCGATAGTATCTTGGACATCGTAAGATACAACTTGAGAACGACCTTCTACCTCATTACCAAACTTCTCACCTAAATAGTAATTGATAGCTTCTGCACGTTCAGATGATAACTGTGCATCGTTGATACCATATGCAATCTGTTCCTCGTTATCTATCTTACTGAGTATTTCTTCGTCTGTCATTTTTTCCATAGTTTGCCTTAATTATTCTTTTCTTCTGGTTTTTTTAATAATCCGCCAATAGGAAGTGCAATCATTCCTGATAATAAATCTGGTTCATTTGCTCTTGCTGGGTCAAATGCAGCATTAATTGAACGAATGTTTTTGTTTTTAAATAATTGTGTGTTAGTTTGATTGCCTTCTTTTACTTTTGCAGAATCAAATCCTAATTTTCTTAATGAGCTATGTATTGGGTCAGATTCTATAAATTGCCATTTTCCTTTTGATACATCATCCATCCATTCTTGAGCATTTGATGGATAGCCAAATCTTGTAAATTTATCACTAGGCAATTTGTTTAATTCATTTGACAATCTACTTAAATGTTCAGGATTTGTATAATCAAAAGTTTTAGATGTATTTGTATATAACTTTAATACATTTGGAAAATTTTTTGGATAATTTTCTAATACTCTACCAGCATACATAGATGCTGTGTTTGGATTATCTGTGACAAAATAACCTTTACTTACATCGCCACCTTTTGAGTAGCTTGATTTTCTTTTATCAAATTTTTCAATATCTTTAGATGTGCCATGATAAACAGGATTATCTACATCGAATCCCATAGCTTTTGCTCTATCCATAGCAGTATTACCTTTAGGTAAGCCTAACATTGTCTCTGCATTTTTAGATGCTATTTCATTAGCTAATTCCATTTGTGTTTTATTAACTAACTTTGTAGTTCCCAATAGACCACCACCCATAAAATCAAAACCAGTTTGTAATGCTGTTTCAGGATTCATCATTGCCTGGACTCTGCCTTGTGCAGCTGCGCCTAATTCATCCACTGCTCCGGATACATTGCCTTGTGTTAGCAATCCTAGCGGAGTACGCATAAACCTATCCTTGTATTCGGATAAGTCTGGGACATATTCTTGGGCTAATAACATTAAACAATTCCTAGGTTTTGATAATGTATCGCTTGATGTTGCCATGTCTCATTAGAGAACTTATCAGCAGATACACATAAATATCTAAATGCGTCAGCACCATGAGAGTATTCATCATGTAGTGGTGCGCCTGGTTCATTCGTTGTTGCATTAATAGAACGTCTATAGTGTTTAAGACACTCTATTAAACGCTCTGTTGATTTATCAAAGTAACAACGATGAAAGTTAATTCGTGCTAGTTTGATACCTGATTCAACATCTAGTCTAGGAACGATACGTACATCCCAACCATGTCGTCTCATAATTTCTTCTGCTGATGTACCATACTTAAAGTCTTTGGTTTGGCCATCATGCGGTAAATACATCTGTCCCCAATTATAGGGTAAGTTCTTAAGTTCAGCAGAGTAGCTATCTAAAGTCCTATGGTCATCTTCTATGTATTTAATAATACGTAAATCTGATACACCTTTTTGGCATAGAATCACTGACATACTGTCATTCCAACCTAAATCCATGACCACGTGGACTTTTAACTCTGGGTCATATGGTACGTTTGTAATACGTTTATTCTCTTGTGCTTCTCTTATTTCGTTAGCATAGATAGCGCCATCAACGGCTGTCTTACATTCACCTTCCCAAATGTTATCGTAATCATCTGAGGTGGCTTTACTG